TGGGTTCTAAGTCCACTTCCAGTTTTTCATTCTTGCGAAAGTTTTTTATTTGTAGTTTATTCAACATCGAAGTATTTCATACAAGTTTGAAGTAAATTATTGTAATCATCTGACTTTGCCTTGTCCATAAATGCTCGTATTTGATGTCTGTTCCATCCAGCTTTTAATGCTGCCTTTTTTGCCTTTGCAAGAATAGCAAAAGCATTTCCATCACTATCTAATATAGCAAGTTTCGGTTTTTTCATTTTACTTCCTTATCGAAACGTTCCCAACATTTGTCTTTGTTTTTGAAATACTTGCAACTGGAAAAAGTGTTACAACCAAAACATTCATCCCATTTCGGTTTGAGGTCATAATTTGCTGTCTGATACCACCATGTAGGACAAGTAAACTTGCGATTTTCCATGCCTCGTTCAAACTGTTTGCCATCAAGCCACTCCTGATATGGCATACCACCAAAATCAGATAGTTTATATTGCTTATCTTTTCCTGTACCAATACAAATACCAGGATTGACTTCAAATACTTGTATGACATCTTCACGAGGAATTCCCATAAGGAAATCTTCATACTCAATTTTTACATGGTGTTGGCCTGTTCCTTTGCAGGTGTGACACACAACCGCAGCCCCATCACGCTCTCCCATACCAACGTACAAACCAGTTCCTTTGCAAGATTTACATTTTTCATCAAATTCTATTATGTGACTACTCATTTTTCGTTCCCTTCAAAATATTTCTTTGCCTGTTCGTTACAATACACCCTATCCCATTTATCACATGTTAATTTACCCCATCTACCATCAACTTTGAGAGGTTCATTAGGTTCAAGTTCATTTAGTTTTCTTTGTATGTCTATCAGACTTGGTAGTTCTGGCAAATACAAAAAAGAGGAGTCCAGCGGTGCGGATTTATCAAATGGAACAACCATTTTGCTGGACTCCAGAGAACGAACATCAGGAAGAATATCCAAAATTGGATTGGAGGCAGGGTTGTTATTGAAAAGATGGAACGAGATGGACAGTAAAACACCCAGTATAAGAAAATACATGGCTTTACAGAATTCATTGTAGAAGGTTTTCATTTTTTCGTTCTCTTTAGTTTTTATATTATTATAACCGTTCCACGTCAAACATCTTTATCTTTTTTTCTTTTTCTTGTGTTTAACATTTTCCATTTAACGCCCAATTCAACCAAATTAGAAGTACCAAATACATGTTCAAGTATTTTATTTCTATACTTTGTTTGTTTAAGAGCATAATCCATGTATTCTAATGTTTTACCCCATTCACCATAACGAGCCATTATCTCACAACGGACTTCTCGCTCTAACAGTTTTACTAATCGTTTAGCTTGTTTTCTCGATATTTTTTCTGGTGTTATCATTGTATTTTTGACATTACTCCAATGTATGCAAAATAGTGTAGACCAATACACCAAAGTATTAAAAACATCCATATTAAATACATTACCATTTTTTCTTTTTCTTCTTCTTTGTTCATGCTTCCTCTCTATGTCCACAGGATAAACATTGCCACATTTGTTCTACTACATCAAACTTCATATTTACTTCATCACAGTTTGGACAATTAATTGTTGAATCTACTTTGTTTTCATCTTCCATTTTTAGTTCTCCAGTATCGTTTTATTTGTTCTGGTTTTACATAGTCTAAGAACCAATCCAATGTCACTACAATAATGGGTGCCTTGAAAAATTTATTCATCCTTTTTTTTCTTCGTTTCAAACGTATAATACAACTTCCCTGCGGTCCCCATTTAGGAATATAGTTTATTAGGTGCTTAAAAAACAAATAAGAGGTGAACAGAACCACTTCCCTGCGGTCCCGTTTCACCAGTAGAATCCATTCACTTTCATCTTCCCTGAGTTTACAATCCGTTATAGCTTGTTCAATAAACTTTTCATAACAAGACTCATTTCTACCTTCTGGTAAGTCAATTAAATCCTGTAAAGTGTTTCCTGAATATCCTCTTTTTAATTCTATACTACAAAGGTCTATTAAAGGTTGACCAATGGGGTCTGTAGCCTGAATGTCACCATGCTGTCCAAAAGTGGTTTCTCCTGTTTTACTTCTTACCTTTGCCCTTGCTCCGCTGCCACTTGTCCTCCAGAACACGTCTGTGCGTTCACCATCAGTCCACCAGAGTGAAATTTTCTTGCATATCTCCCTTTCAAAAGCAGAACCTTTTTTCATACCGTGACCTTTACTTCTCTTTTTCTTTTTCATAACTTCCAACTTTCTACCCACTCCCAAAATGCATACCAAATTTCAGTGCGCACAGATTTGTCCAATGGTTGAATAGCTCTGGTTAATGCTATCTTTTTACCTATAACTTTATCATAAGAATCTATAGGATTTAAGATAGTTAAACCAGACATTATATCAAGTGATTCTTTTAATTGTTCATCCGTGCGGATAGAACAAGAAGTTATATGTCGTGTAACCATTCCCAACTTTGGTATGGGGGTCACACCAACAAAATGCCAAAAACTTATTTTGTACCCGTCTACCTTAAACATCTTTGTTCCCTTTCATATTATGTTTTTGTATCTGATGCTTTTTATGCCTAATACTTTACAAACAGAATCCCACCCATTTTGTGTTACATTGTCCTTGACAATTCGTACTGATTTAGTACCTTTGTATGGTAACTTCACTAACGGTTTATTCCTAAGCACAACATCTTTCCAACCATCTTTGATATTTGCATAAGCTTTAGTGGTTTCGTTTAATTCATGTTTAAGATACTTCAAAGCAGTAATTTCACCCACCCCCACTATACCTTTTACATTATCAGAAGTACAACCAGAAATAGCTTTAACCCTTGCCCAATGACGGGGGTGAATACCATACTTCTTTTTGAATTTATGTAAAGTAATCAGTTTCCGTGTTCTGGGGTCATACCAACTAATATTTCTGCGAATGGCTTGCCATAAGTCATGGTCTGCTGTTACTATAACAGCTTCTTCCAAGTCAACATTTGGTAGTAGTGACCTACAAACCATAGCCATCACATCATCGCTTTCGTACCCGTCTTGAAAAAAGATATTACGATACCCAATTGTACGAAGATAGACTTCACGTAGTTGGCTGACTTGTAATTGAAAAGCATCTTCAAATTCTTGTTCTTCTTTAGCACGTTCTTCAACTTTACGGTGCTGTTTATATTCCGGGTAAACATCCAATCGCTTATTCCTACCGTAGTCCCAACAGAATATAAACTTATCTGTATCGAATCGTTCCCGTAGGGTGAGTATATCCCTCAAGAAGCCATAAACAACGCCTGTGGCCGAGCCACAGTCGCTTAAATCACCGAATAGATACTTAGCTCGATGCGCCAGATAGTTGCAGTCACAAATTATATACCTACGTTTCATTTTAACCTTTTGGTATTGTTGAAATTAATAAACTTATGGTTAATTTAAGAGATTGCTCAGCATTAAAACCTTGTTCTATATAAGCATCAAACATCACTTTAGCTAATTTAGCTATTTCTTTGTGATAACCACCATCAATCATATGTTGAATATTTTCTTGTGCTTTACGACAATTAATTTCTTGTATTTCTTTCTCATCCATTTCCTTTTAACCTTTCTAAAACTTCCATAGCTTTGTATATTTCAGGACTGTATTCGACCATACCATCACCCTCATAGATACTTTCTGTAAATCCCTTATCTTGTCGAAATTGCCATTTCAGAGTAGTTATCATCCACCCCATGGATTCAATGGTGTCCCCTATTGTACTTTCTATATAAACTACAGCTTCACAATATTCTTGTAATTCAGTCACAGGAATGTCATATCCCTTGACTACACTTACTGCTTTTTTGAATGTTAACTTTCCATTACACATATCTTTTCTTCCTTTTGATGGCCACTGCATCCTCTATCTCTTTCCAGACATCAGCAGCTATCATGCTTAAATCCATTTCCATGTTTTCGTTAGAAATCATACTTATTAATTTGCTTCGTTTGCCTTTGAAATCAAATTCTGGTGCTATAATACCCTTACTGGTTTTCTTCCAGTGTTTTTCACTTAATATATAATCAACGCAAGAACTTATGTCATCCATTCCATAAGTGCTGTAAATTGGCATTTCAATAGTTCTATCCTTGCCTTGTATTCTATTCTTAAAAACTCGTAATGTACATAGTGTTCCTTGTAATCTTTCTTTGCCTTTATATGTTTTTTTGATGTTAATTTTAACATCACTTCTTATTATTAATGAGGCATAGTGTGGTAATGCATTACCACCACTATAGGAACTTCCACCATATCCTGTTAGTTTATCCCTTTTTTGATTTACAATTATTAAAATACTTCCAGTTTTTTCCAAAGGTTTCATAGCTCTTCTTAAATTCTGACTATTGACTTTGGCTTTTCCATCCCCAAAACTACCTGCCGTATCTTTATCTTGTTTTCTGGCTTTTTTTTGCTGTGCAAATTTCTCAATTTCAAATTCACTTGTTAGGGCATCCATAGAATCTAATATATAAATAAATGGGAATCCTTTTTTAGATATGGTATCTAAATTATCATAAAAATCTTCTATTTTGTATGAATGAATTGTCTTTAGTCTGCGTTCCACTCCTGCACCAAAAAAATTCTGAATATTCATCAACGCTCCACGCTCTACATCATCATGTATAAAATGGTAGTTTTTGAATTCAGGATTTTTTGCCGCTTCTGCTAAACAAGTTAAAGCTAAAAACGTTTTACCACTACGAGTTGTTCCTTGAATTAAATAATAATGACCTTTAGCAAAACCCCTGTCAGGATAGCCTGAACAAGCTAAATTAAGCATCGTACTACCCGTACTTAGAAAGTCTTTGCCTGTCAATACCCGTTCTTTTTTACGGCGTGTCAATTTGTCTTTTACGTCTTTGGTTCGCATAATTTCTTTCAAAAACCAGCGTAGGTTGAGATTAATTTTCCCAAACTTGTTCTTCAATGTCTTCTTCAAGAGCTTATGTGTCAAGGTCAGAGCCTTCTCCATAAGCCCCGTCTTTTACTTTGTCGGCAAGGTGATTTAATACTTTATACAAACGTTCTTGTTCGCCTTCCATTTTCATTTTCCTTTCAAAAAACCAGCAAGGGACGGACAGGATTACCACTTAACCTTATGACTGGAAAGCATACCTAATTTTGCTTTTTGTCGGCACGGTATGAGGTTTTATGTAGACACCAACCTGTTATGCCACCGCCCTTTGCTGGCTCTATTCACTTGTAAAATGCTACTACTTTTTCTTTTTCTTCTTTGTCTTCTTCTTTACAGGTTCATCGTCGTCATCATCATCGTCATCATCATCGTCGTCTGGACCCCAATCTTCGTCGTCATCACTGTCATCATCATCATCATCGTCTTTTGCTCTGGACTTCTTTTTCTTGGGTTCCTCATCTTCGTCAGCATCATCGTCGTCGTCATCATCTTTTGGTTTGGACTTCTTTGACTTCTTCTTTGTTTTCTTCTTCACAGGTTCATCATCTGTATCATCGTCATCATCTGTATCATCTTCGCCATCATCATCTGTGTCATCATCATCTGGATAATTGTGTTTATGCTTCTTGGATGTTTTCTTTGTCTTCTTTTTCTTGGGTTCCTCGTCAGCATCATCATCATCGTCATCGTCATCATCTTTGTCTACTGGAGCAGCATAAAGCATCTCCTTCAACTCATCATATTCCTTGACGATTAGTACGTCATCCAGATTTGCTGCCTGTTCCAAAATATCATCGCCCAAATCTTCTTTGCGTGCCTTTAAGTCTATCCGAACAACATTGTAGCCTGAATAACCACCTTCCGCTGCTTCAGCCCTACACTTCATGTAACTTCCACCCTCTGGCAGAAAGAACTCATCCATATTGTCTTCATGGTCTTCAAACTCAGCATCAAGACACTGTCTCAACGCCTTACCAAAAAACCAATCAGGCATATGCAGAAGTTGAACTGTGTTCTTATCTTTTTTCAAGTCTCTCATGTTAAAGATAAGTCGGTTGCTTGGTTTGAGTGCTTCTACTGTCTTCTCATCAACTTCTGGGTCGTCCTGTAGTTTAGCCCTGAACTCACAACATGGGCAGGGCTTTCTGAACGTCTTAGCCAGACAGACAACCCACTCATCGTTGACACCTATGCCACGATGTACCCAAAATGACCGTACCCACCAATACTTACCAGCTTTAGCAAATTCGTTGCCTTCTTTGGTAATGTATGGAATTGCATCCAGAAAATATGTATCTGCTGATTTGATGTTATACATTTTCATACCTTCTGGCAATTTGAATAACGTGGAGAAATCACCGCTTGACTTCTCACGCCATTTTGCCATACCACTTGATGTCCTGTGCTTTTCCCGTTTTTCTTTGCTCTTTTTAGACATACTGTCACTCCTTTATTTCGTTGTTATCGTCTTCGTGTGGTTTCTCCCACATACGTTGTGCGCTGTAGTATCCTGATACACCCCATTTAACTATAGTAAATGTTAAAAAAGGTGCTAATACTAAGATACAAATTGTTATTGCTATTGCTTTAATCATCGTCGTCATCGTCATCGTCATCATCATCATCTGGCGTGGATTCTGTATACCCTACAAAATTGTCTATTGCTTTTTGTTCCCACTTTTCCGTTAGTTCCTTACTTAACAATTCCTCCAGTATT